GAACGCGTTCCATCTTGGCAGACAGCTTGTTCAGCGTATGCTCGCGGAGCATGGCCTCCGCGACTCGGTCATCTCCTGCCATAGCCAGGAATGTGCTGTAATCGTTTGTCGCTGCGCGTTCAGCCGCTTCGGCGTTGCCGACTTCCTGTTGAAGCTGCAACGACTGCGCCTTGTGTGCCACCATCTCACGTTGAACAAAGTCGTTGAAAACAGATCGGGGGTCTCCGCCGCGAAGCCCTGCGCCCAGCGCTGCAAAGAACATTCGCACCTTTTGCCCGGCTTTTTGGTCTGCGTATGCCTTTGCCGGATCAAGCTGCTCCATCTGCGCAAACCGATTGCGGGCCTCGTCGGTGGCCTGACGATACAGCGCAACGTTTGACTCGATCCCCTGCTGCTTTCGCACGCGCCCAGCCTCCAAGGCTTCCGCGCGTAGTTCCATGCGTGCGCGCGTTTGCTGCGTCTCTTCTGCGAGTTGCAGTTGCTCGAGGCGCCTGCGGCCCTCGATGTCCTGCGCGTCAAGTAGGTTCTGCCGCTCCTGGGGCAACAGCTCGCGCTTGGCCTCGATCATGTCTCGCGTCGGCGCGTACGCTGAGGACCGCGAACGCGTCACGTAGTTTGCGTCGTCAAGTCTGCGCGCAATGGCCTGCGCGTCTTCTGCTGACGATCGCGCGGCCAGTGCAAACGGATTTACGAGGCCGGGGGCTGCCGCTTGTGCTTGATGTCGTGCCGCGATCTCTGCCTCTTGCCGTGCTTCTGCGTCTGCGTCTGCCTGGGCTTGCTCAAGCAGTCTCCCCGGCTGCGCTGTAAGGGCTGCCATGGGGTCTGGCGCCGCCGCGGTGCTATGCGAGCGCGTTTGCGCTCGTAGGCTTGCAGCGGCCCGCGCTGCTTGATCGCTTTTGTGTTTGCGCGCCGCAGCCTGCAAACGCTCGGCATCGCTGGGCGCTGTGGCGTCGGCAGGTACGCCGTACATTTCTCCGAGGTCAGCCATCTACACGCCCCCAAACGCGCCCATCAGACTACCGGCGAGGCTGGTGCCTCGGTCGTACATCTGCAACCCTCGGTTGAATCGGGCGTTCTTGCCCAACAACGCTTGCTGCCGCAGATGCTGGTCATAGCTCATCTGCTGCCCCGCGGCCTGCATACCGAGCTGCTCGTAACCCATCTGTTCCTGCATCGCCTGGCGTGCCTGGGCGTCTGCCATGCCGGCGTATCCCTGCATCGCTGCGGCCTGCTCCTGGGCTCGCAGAGCGGCGAGGCTGTCTCGCGTCTGCTGCGTCTGTGCGGCGCCTGCCATCGTCGCGGCGCGCATTTGACCGGCCATGTTGCCGCCTCGAGCAGCGGCCTGCATCTGCATCTGCCGCCGTGCGTCCTGTTCTCCCTGCGCTTGGAGCTGCGCTTGCGCCACGCTCGGCCCTTGTCCCAGCGCCGCGTCCCGATACATCCCCATGGCGTCCGCTTGTGCGTCTCGTGCTGCGCCAAGCTGCGCGCCAGCCATATCAGCGCCAAGGGCGGCCTGGCCGCCCGCGTAGGTGTTCTGTGCTTTTGGTTTGGCGAAATACATGGCCTTACGTCCTTTGTGTGCTCGGGGAAACGCGACGCAGGCCAGGCTTGCGGCCTACGACGAAGGTGATCGCGTGCAGGTTGAGGGTTGAGGAGGTCAGGGCGTCGCCGGTGGGGTCTGCGGTGTCTTCGTAGATCCGCAGCCGGATCGCGTTGCATTTCTGCACCTGCGTGCGCAGCTCGATGTACTCGGGCGCAGGTGTGGCGATCGTTTCCGTCTGGAGGTTTGCGCCGTCGGTAAACGTGCCGTCTAGGTCGTACTCGATCTCGACGGTCAGCCCCGCGGCGGCGGGCTTGGTCATCTGTAGACCGATCTTCCGCACTCGCTTGAATCCGGCAACGCCGGCCAGCTTGATCCAGTCCGTGCGCACATCGACAGGCAGCGCGACGACTGGATCGCCGGCGCCCTCGTCCGCATACAGGCTCGCGCTCGTGCTGGCCTTCTGCACGCCCAGCCCGCCTTGAGCGAGGACGACGTGGGCGAGCTCGCCGTCATGGCCACGCCAGACGACGGCGTCCTGTGCCGCAGATAGGGCGGCCGTGTTCGCCAGCGAGGGCAACGGCCACTCTGACCACATCTTGATCAGCGTGTCGTACACGAGCACCCGAGGATCGCCCGTCGGTGCGCCGTTGATCAGCACGCGGCACTGGTGCGAATCCTCGTGCACCGTTACAGCGCGCACAAGACCAGCAGCGCGGATCTCGTCCTCGACTGGCGCCCCGATGTACTCGAGGCCGTTCTGGCGCGTTAGCAGGTAGAACCCGCGGCGGGCTTGGAAGTAGACGCCGTTAGGCGAGCTTGCGACCGATCGCGGGTTGATGCAGCCCGTATTGCGCTGGAGCGTTTGCAGTTGCAGCGTGGCGTTGGTGCCGTTGCTGTCTGCGGGCAAGCCGGCCAGCGAATAGATCGAATCGCGGCAAAACACGATCAGCGCCGAGTCCATCGGCACCATGGCAGTGATCGGCCCGATCCCGTCCACGCGGTAGGTCAGCGCCGGCGAGAACTCCGGCACGGTGAACTGTTCGCCGCCGTACTCGGGCAGGATCTCCTGCGAGTACCAGATCCGGTTTGGCTCCTCCGCGCTGACGCCAAACACGCGGTTTTGCCATTTTGCGATCGACGTCAGAGCAGGGATCGGGGAGGGAGGAAGAGGGGACCACGCGCCGGCCGTGTAGGTGTACGGCAGCGGGATCCCTTGCTGGATCACAGAGTCCGCGCGGCCGTCGTCTACGGTCACGTTGTCGGAGTCGGTGACGTTGGGCGGCGCGTCGTGGGCTTCGTAGTTGTTGCCGTCGAGGCCGCTGAAGATCGGGTAGAACGTCGAGCCGTTGGCCAGCGTACGGTACAAAGCGATCTTGATCGGCCGGCTCAGGTCCGCATCGTAGGCGGCGCTATCCTTGAGGCTTAGCGCGATCGTGCTGATCGCGACGAGCACGCTACCCGAGGCCGCAAGCGTGACACTAACGGGCACAGCGGGCGCGCTGCGGTGCAGCTGCCCCTTGGCATCCCGCCACTCGTACACCGCGGCATATTGCATGACGTCGCCGAGCGCCCCGATCGCCGTGCCGCTGCCCTGCTCCTCTGCTTCGAGGATCTCAGGGTGCCAAGCAAACCCCGCCTCGACGAAGCGGACACCGTCGTACGTCTGCGGCGTGCCGCCTGCGATAAACAGGCCATCACCCGCGGGCGCGTGCTCGAGGTGAGGCGTGGCCGTGCTGGCGTAGTTTTCCGTCCCAACAACAGGGTTGGTCTCGTCGTTGGGCGTAAGCCAAGGGTCCTCGTGGTGGTATCGGCAGGCCCGAAACGCTGCCCCGGCAGGGTAGAGGCCGTCTGAGGACGACTCGATCCGCGACCAGCGGCCGAGGACGGTTGTGTACGACTTGACCAGCGGGCCAACGCTGGGCGCTGGCGTTGCGTGCGGCAGGTGATTGCGTCGCCGTCGAGGGTGCGCGCCGGTGCTGCTGAGCACGGGTTGCGTGATCGCGGGGGCAGCCAGCGGTGCGGTGCCGTGTTTCTCCGCCTGGGCCAGCCCCTGGTTGATCGTTGCGACCGGGATCGGGCGTCCGCTGTACGACGACGCCGCCCGCTCGTATCGCGCCACGTAGTGGTTGCTCTGCTGGTACTCCTGCCCTGGCTGGCTTTGCATGTGGCTCAGCACGGCGAAAAAGTGCGGGACGTCTGCGGCCGTCGAGGCCGGCGACGTATAGCGCCAGGGCTTGCTTGATAGCGTCGTGCCAGGCGTCACTGTGTACGAAGGGTTGCCCGCGGGCGAGCCTGCCGACGTCTCAAAGTGAAGCGTCCACGGGTAATCAGGGGATCCGTACCCGCCCGAGCTGGGCAGATACTCAAGCACCACAAAGGTCTCGCCGGCCGTACCGTCGCCGCGACACATGCCAGCCGCCAAGATCTGGCCAACGGCAGCAAGGATCGTCACTACGCCTTCAACGGCGCCATCAGACCAATCGAGGCCCAAAAACGCCAACTGACCGCCGGTCTGCCAGACTACGGCGGCGTTGGTCGTGCCGATCTTGGCCGCTGCAAGGATGTTCTGGTCTGCGCTGCGCGAGCTGACGTCCTCGACGGTGATCCACGCGGTATCTACCCAGGCGTCGCCGTTGACGCGCCGCACCGAGATCGTGTCAGCGTCCACGAGGTGTGCAAGCACGTAATCGTCGCCCTCGACGTCCTGGTGGATGTCGTACAGGTGATACGGGCTTGTGGTGATCGATCCCTGCTGCGTCCATGCGTAGGGCGTGGCCGTCACGTCAAACGTGGCGCGGTGGATGTCGCGACCGTCGGGCAGCCGTGGATCTGACGCGTCAGCCTCGGCCTCGTCGTACTCGATCCAGTGGCAGGCGAACGTGGACCCGCGCGCGACGACTCGCACGCAATCGATGTGCTCGCCAGCAGGCGCAGTACGGACGACGCCTTGCCAGATCACGACGCTTTGACCGTGCTCCTGCTCGACCACGATCCGCCCTTCGACGGCTGCGCCGCGAAAGTTGCGGCTTTCCCCCTCGAGGTACTCCGCGTTGCGCTGCCAGACGTAACAGCGGTACGCCACGCCGCCCGACTCCAAAAAGGCAACGTCGGCCTGCTCAATCGCTGCGAATCCGTTGCTGGGCATCAGCCGTCCTCCGCGATGTCTGCGCCTGTGGCGACGTCATCAAAGCTCAGCGACCCGCCCAGCATGACGCCACGCAGCACGAGGCCGCGCGACCCGGTCTGGAGCGACTCGCCAACGCTGGCCAGTGCAAATCCGTAGTAGCCGGACAACACCAGCAACTCATCCTGTGCGAGTGCCAGCCGGTGGTTGATCGCAGACAAGCCGACGCCGTCCGCCGCCGTGACACTGATGTGCTGATACCCGACCCGCTTGTTCAACTGGCCGGCTTTGTCGAACTCAACGTTTTGCGCGCGTTCGAGCTTGCCCGGTGCCGTGAGTGCGCTGGCCGTCTTTTGGTCCAGGCCCTCGAACACGATTTCGACGTTTTCAGCAGCCAGCGGCATGATTTCCCCCTGATCTGAACATGCGCACAGATGCGCACCTAACGGGACGGGCTACATTGAGCGAGTGAAGACGACGATCACCCTTGCAGCTGTGGGCGCCCTGGCGCTGTCCCTGTTCGCGTGCACAGACGCGGGCTCCTCCGATGCCGGCGACCTCGCGGCAGGCACCAGCGGCAACGCTGCGGCCAGCTCGAGCAGCAGCGACGCCAGCACGGCAGACGATGACGGCGAGGCGGAGTCTTCGACGGGCGAGAGCTTCGAGGATGTCTACTGGACGCCGGCGACGATCCGCGAGCTCGTGGTGAAGAACCCGAGCAACTTCGCGCCCGCCTGCAAGGAGCTGTGCGGGCTGGGTAGCCGCTGCGTTGGCGCGTGGAGCTTTCAGGAGGCAGGCGAAGCGGAGACGATCCGGCACACGCAGTGCGATTTCAACCAGGAGGGCCTCGATTCGGTGCGGTGCTGGTGCGCCGACGAGACGACGTACCAGGATGCGACCGTCGCAATGTCGCCGTGCTTTTTCAGCGGCACGGAGAAGACTGAGGCCACCGACGCAATCGAGCGAGGGCCGGCGATCTGTCAGGACTACTGCGACCAAGAGGGACTCGGGGAGTGCCTGTGGACCGGCGTGTCCCATACGATGTGTCCTCCGCGAGTCGCGGATCCGGTGCTGACCGACCCGGCGGACTGGTGGATCGATGTCGAGACGGGCCTGGGATTGAACAACCCCAAGACCCAAGGGCAGTCGTACTCGACGTACCACTTCGGATGCGCCCGCTAGGGTCACGGCGTCACCTCGATCACGCCGGCGACTTCGCCCGCGGTAGTGCTCAGACCGTACTCGAGCAGGAGCCGCTGTCCTGCGGTCACGCTCACAGGCGTGCCAAACGTGTACTCGGTTTGGTACAGCGTGCTCGCGCCGCCTGTGCCCGGTACGGCGCCCGGTGTTCCTGTGCCGGCGACGCCGACCGTGGTGCTGCCGTCCGGGTCGTACCATTGCAGCTGTGTGGTGCCGGGGTCGCTTTCGCTGGTAGCGCGGATCGTGGCGATTGTGCCGGCGATTGGCGAAATGAACACGTGGTAGGCCCGCGGCGCGTTGGTGCTCGCCGTCTCGATCAGGTACGGGCCAAAGGGAACCCAGCAGTCCGTAGTGCTCGAGCTCAGATCAAATCCGAACGGGATCGCGACCAGCGTGCTGCCGCCGCTTCCGCCACCTCCGCCGCCGCCTGTATCGATCCCGCTGATCTGCTCTTGCAAATCGGCCGCGGTATCGTTGAGACACCGAACCAGCCGGTTGAGGTTGGCGATCGTCTCGGCCTGAAGCTGGCGAACCTCTTCGGGTAGGCCGCCACGGCCCGATCGGAACGGCTTGCAGACGTCAGCCACGCGCGCGCCTTCCTACGCCTAGCCGGCGCCCACGAGCACGCACGACGCTCGGCGCCTGGCCGGCGTTACGGGACGCGCTCAGCGTACGGATCCGCTGGGTCATCTCCATACGGCGCCGGATCAGTGCAGACGGATCCGACTCCTCCTTGGCCATCATCTGCTCCGCAGCCCAAAGGACGGCCCATTCCTCCCAGCCTGCGACGCCGTCCAGCGTATCCCCGTCCGCGGTCAGTACTGGGGGCTCTGGGATGTACCAGACGCGAAACGAGCGCGCGCCAGGGTCCGGGTCAAAGCGTAGGCGCGTCTCCGTGCCGCTTTGGCCCTGCCCAAAAACTGTATAGCGGAGGCCAGCGTCTGCGCCGAACGCCTCGAACGCGCTCCCGCCTGCGCTGTGGCCTTCTCCGATGTTGTACGAGTCGAGGACGAACGCCACCTCGCTACCGGACGACGTGAGGCGCTCCACGGTACGGATCGCCGCGAAATCATCCGGTAGCGTGTATTCCCGCGTTCCCGCGGTTGTGGTGATCTCAGTGCGACGTAAGAGCCTGTCGATGTCCGCCTGGATCCACTCGTGCCAGAGGCCCGCGATCCCCAGGTTGATGTACCGATCTACCTCAGCGTCCGAAACAAACGCGGAGGATTCTTGATCGGCATATCGCCGGGCGTCGGTGCGTAGCTCGAGCAGAGTGCGGGTGATCGGCATCGGTCAGGCTCCTACGTCGTCAGGACTAGGCGAACGCGCTGATGTCGATCCGGCAGTTGTAGCCGGGCGCCGAACAGGCGAGGTTGCCGTAAGCCACGATCCGGCCCTGCACAGCGTCCGCCGACTCCTCGCGAAGCATTCGCGAGCCGTCCGAGTCGAACATGTGCGGGAAACCGTCGAGGCTGTGGAGCTTCCAGGTGTCAAGCTGGAGCATGTAGGCCACGCCGCGCGGGCAGTGCTTGTCCGCGATGATCTTCACCTCGCCGCAGGGCAGCATCAGGGTCAGGACCTTGTACGAAAGCACGGCCTTTCCGCCGGGTGCGGTCC